CGAGGCACCGCTGATGGTGCCGACCACGTGGACCCTCGAGGACGAGTCGGCGAACCCGCTCGGCGCCGTGCCGGTTATCGAACTGCGCCCGTGGCCGCGCACCCGACCGCTGGCCGCCGGCGAGATACCGGGCCGATCCGAGATGGACGGCGTCCTCGACATTCAGGACCGCATCAACACGACTGTCTTCAATCGGGTGATCGCCTCGGAGTACGCCGCGTTTCGGCAACGCTGGGCGACGGGCCTCGAAACGCAGAACAAGCGGGACCCGGTCACCGGCGACGAGATCACCGACCCGGCGACCGGCCTGCCGATCCCCGTCTCGCCGTTCGAGGTGGCCGTCGACCGGTTGTGGGTGGCCGAAGACTCGGGCGTGCGCTTCGGCGAGTTCGGCGAGTCGGAGCTGGCCGGCTACATCAAGGCGTCACAGTCCGACATCGAGCAACTTGCCGCCATCACCAAGACGCCGCCGCACTATTTGCTCGGCCAGATCGTGAACGCGTCGGGTGACGCCCTCAAGGCGGCCGAGACGGGCCTGGTCGCCAAGGTGAAGCGCCGGGCCGCGCACTTCGGCGAAGGCTGGGAGGACGTGATGCGCCTCGCGTTCACCGCCATCGGCGACGGGCGAGCCGTTGACTCGGGCGCCGAGGTGATATGGGCCGACTTCGAGACCCGGTCCGAGGGCGAGCGCGTCGACGCGCTCGTCAAGATGGCGAGCCTCGGTGTCCCCCGACCTGTCCTCTGGCAGAAGTGGGGTGCTTCACCGCAGGAGGTCGAGCGGTGGCGGGCGATGGCGGCCGACGACGCGCTCGTGGCCGCGCTCGCCGCGCCGGCCGCCGGCGGCGCCGGTGCGCCGCCACCGGTGCCGGTGTGAGGACGGCCGTCGATGCGCTCATGGACGGCTACACCCGCGCCCACTGGCAACTCGGCACCGCGCTCGACGCCACCCTCGCTCGGCAGTTCCTCGCCATCGGCGGGCTCGATGACACCGCGGCCGCCGCGTTCGTGGCCCGCGCCTCGGCCACCGCGGCGACCGGCCGCGCCGTGGCCGCTCGGCTGACGGCCACGTACCTGACCCGACAGGTGGCCATGCTCGCCGGCGACGGCGACATCCGATCCGTCACCATCGACCTCGACGGGCTCTCCACCCCCAGCCTGCGCCACGGACTGACCGACGACGAACTGTGGATGCGCCCGATCATCGCCGCCCGGACCGGTGCGAGCCGGGGTGAGAGGTGGCCGATCGCGCTGACCCGCGGCCGGCGCCGGGTCGGCGACATCTCCTCGACCGACGTGGCGCTCTCGCAACGGTGGATGACCCGCTACGTGCTCTCCGAAGACGAGCGCACCATCGGCTACCGGCGGGTGCCGGGCTGGAAATCGTGCATGCTCTGCCGGGCGGCCGCCGAGCGCGTCTACCGCATCCGCGACCTGCTGCCGATCCACGCGCACTGCCAGTGCACCGTCTCGGCCGTGCTCGATGAGCGCCGCGACCCCGGGCGCCGGCGCAACGCCGCAGTGAACTCGGCGCTGCGCATCGACCTGACCGGCACCGAGGCCGTCATCGACCTGACCACCGAGATAGCACCGTCACTCGTGGAGGTGACCTGACCATGCCCGACCCCGACCCCCAGGACCCGCCGGCGAACGACCCGCCGCCCGACCAGCCCGACCGGGCCGACAAGCCCGACGAGAACCCCGAAACTGAAGTCAAGCGGCTCACGTCGGCGCTCAACGCCGAGCGCAAGGCCCGCGCCGTGGCCGAGCGCGAGGCCTCCAAGCTGCGCGACGCCACCGCCACCGACGCCGAGAAGGCCGTCGCTGCCGCCAAGGAGGCGGGACGGGCCGAGGCGCTCAAGGAGATGGCCGGTCGGCTCGTGGAGACCGAGGTGCGCGCCGCGGCGGCCGGCAAGCTCGCCGACCCCGCCGACGCGGTGCGCCTGCTCGACCTGGCCGAGTTCCTCGGCGACGACGGCACGATCGACCGCGACGCCATCACCTCGGCGATCGGCGACCTCGTGGAGTCGAAGCCCTACCTGGCCGCCGACTCGAAGGGCGGGAGCAACGGGCACCACAAGGCGCCACAAGGCACCCGACCGGGCGCCGCGCCCGAGGCCGACGGCGACGCGTTCCTCCGCAACATGGTGCGCGGCCACTGACCGACCGGTCATACTGAGGCCGAGCCGGTAGGGGTGATCCCGCCGGCGGGCCCTCGTGGCCGACGCGGCGTGATGCCGCACAAACGCTGCCCTCGAGCGCATCGGGGAGACCGCCTCTCATCGGGCGGAGCGGGCGTGATGCCCTCCGAAGGTCGAGACCGAACCGGACTCATCCTGAAGGGAGGCGGGTCATGCCCGTCATCGACTCCACGCTGATCCCGACCACGATCAGCTCATCCATCATCGCCGCCGCCACCGAAGCGTCGGTCGTGCTGAAGCTCGCCACCAAGCAGCCGATGCCGACCGGCGCCGCGAGCGTCCCGATCCTCAAGACTCTCCCGACCTCGGGCTGGGTCAACGGCCACGGCGGGCGCAAGCCCGGCACCACCGTCGAGTGGAGCTCCGACCAGATCGTGCCCGAAGAAGTCGCGGCCACGATCGCCGTCCCGCAGTCGCTCATCGACGACTCGGGCATCCCGCTGTGGAACTCGGTCAAGGCCGCCATCGTGGACGCCGTCACCTTCAGCATCGACTCGGCGATCCTGTTCGGCGACAACGCGCCGCCGAGCTTCCTCGTGGACGGCGTCGTCGGCGAGGCCGTCCGCGACGGCCGAGTCCCGCACTCTCCGGTGGCGCCTCCCGGCCAGCCCGACCTCGCCGAAGCCGTGAACCAGGCGATGGGCGATGTCGAGAACGACGGCCTTCAGCCGACCGGCCACGCCGCCGATGTGTCGATCAAGTCGAAGCTGCGCGGGCTGCGCGACGCCAACGGCCTGCCGATCTTCGTGCCCAACCTCGGCGCCGGCTCCTACGACACGCTCTACGCGCTCCCGATCGCCTGGTCGGGCTCGGGCGCGTTCGACACGACCGCCGTCGACCTCATCACGGGCGACTGGACCAAGCTCATCGTCGGCGTCCGCCAGGACATCCGCGTCGAGACCTCGACCGACGGCGTCATCGCCGACGCCACCGGCAAGGTGCTCGTGTCGGCGTTCCAGGACGATCAGGTGCTCATGCGGGTCTACGCCCGACTCGGCTACGTGCTCGGCAAGCCGGTGACCCGGCGCTCGGGCGGGCCGGCGAACCCGTTCGGCCTCGTGCGCTCGACGCCCGGCGTCATGGCCGCCGGCGCCGGTGGACCCGGCACGTTCGGCGAGTCCGACGACGAGACCGACGAGACGAGCTACCGCACCGGTGGCGCCACCGCCGGCGGCAAGACGGCCAAGTCGGCCAAGGCCTGAGACCGAGGGGTCGGGGGTTGATGGGCGCGCTCTGCTCGATCGCCGATGTTGAGGCGCTCCTTGGCGCGCCCATCCCCGCCGACCGTCTGCCCGCCGTCACTCGGCTGATCGAGCTGGCGTCGGCCATCGTGGCCGACGCCTGCCGGCCGCTCCCGACCGACGCCACGCCCGACTCGGTGGCGGCGGTGACGGCCACGCTCGTGGTTCGGCAGTACACGAACCCGTCCATGGCGTCATCCGAATCGCTTCAGGGATTCCGGGCGGGGTACCCGGCCTACGGGCTCGTGATGACGCCGGCCGACCGCGACGCGCTCGGCGACTGGGCCTCGACTGCCGGCGGCAAGGGCGCCGGCACCATGTTCACGCCGAGCCGGTTCGCCTACGGGCCCGACGAGGTCTACGGCGACGGGTGGCCGATCGTGGTGGTCGGGCCGTGACGGTCGCCGCGCTCGCCCGCCGGCCGGCCACCCTCGAGCGGCGCATCGGCGACTCCGGTGTGGTCGACCCGTACAACGCCGACCTCGGCACGTGGGAGTCGACGCCGGTCCACGCCTACGGCTCGCAGCGTCGCTCGACCGAACAGACCGAGGACGGCGGCCTGGTCGCCTCGGAGGACTGGTTCCTCGTGTGGGCCGACGACCTTCCGGCATCGGCGTCGGACCGGCTCGTGATCGACGGGCTCGGCATCTTCGAGTTGACCGGCGCCGCCGTGCGCGTCGTGCACCCGCAGACGAATCGGTTCAGCCACGTCGAGGCCACCGGCCGGGCGGTGACCTGATGGGCATCGGCGGCACCAACGGCTCGGTGACCTACTTCCCGAACGAGGCCGGGATCAAAGAGGTCGGGTTCATGCCGGGCATGCGGGCCTTCACGACCGACATGGCGACCCGGTACGCCCGCGTCACCAACGGTCTGACCCCGCTCGGGCAGAAAGGCATGGTGCGCCGCGCCATCCGCGTCGGCGTGCCCGGCGCCGACCGCATCTCCGTCTTCACCGACGTATACGGCGCCTGGTCGTTCTGGCATTTCGTCGAGTTCGGGACGATGACCAACCCGCCCTATGCGCCGTTCCGCCTCGGCGCCGAGCAACTCGGCTTCCGCTGGGAAGACCCTGGCAAGAACGCGACGGCGCACTGATGGCCATCGCCGTCATGCCCGACGCCGAGCGGCTCGTCATCGACGCCCTCATCGCGGATGCCGACGTGGCCGCCATCGTGGACGGCCGGGTCTACGGCGTGATTCCGAACGTCAAGGTGCTGCCGCTCGTGCGCGTCGTCCGCATCGGCGGCCAGATGGCCGACGACGGAGCGCCGTACTGGGCTGACGCGCCCGCGCTGCAAATCGACTGCTGGGCCGAACGCAAAGCCGAGGCCGTCAGCTTGGGCGAGGTGCTGCGCGCCGTGTCCGCCACTCGACTGCCCGGGCGCTACCCGACCGGCGTCATCGCTGCCGTCGGCATCGGCGCCATGACGTACGACCCCGACACGAGCTTCACGCCCGCCAAGCCTCGGGTTCGCCTGTCGATCGACTTGGTGACCCGTCCCCCGACCGCTCCGGCGCCGCCCGCCGCCGCGGTCGTGCTCTCCGGCGCCGGCGCCGCCCGCCGGCCACCCGAAAGGCAGGAACCCCGATGACGATCAGTGTCAACGCCTACCAGCCCGACCCCGACAACGACCCGCTGTTGGTCTACGCCGAGTTGAGCGGCGAGCCGACCTACCCCGTGACCGTCACCTGGGGAGACGGCGACAACGACACCGCCGAGTCCGACTCCGACGAGCTCGAACACACCTACCGACAGGGCGGCGAGTTCAACGTCACCGCCACCGACGCCAACCACGCGTCGGACTCTGGCGTCGTCAAGCTCCCGAACGCCGGCCAGCGCGCCGGCGAGGGCGTGTCGACGTTCGCCGTGAAGGGCGACCCCGACGCTGTCGTGCTCGGCCCGGGCCTGCTCTACGTCGGCCCGGTCACCGCCGCCGACCCCACCGACGCCGACACGGCGCTGCCTACGACCGACTACCGGCCGGTCGGCTACACCGAAGAGGGTTCGAGCTTCGCCTACGAGACGAGCACCGAGGACGTGACCGTCGCCGAGGAGAACGACCCGGTCCGCACGATCCCGACCGGCACCACCTCGACGCTGTCCTTCAGCATGGCCGAGATGACGTGGCAGAACCTGCTGCTCGCGCTCAACGCCGGCTCGTCGGTCGCGGCCACCCCGCCGACGGCGCCGACGCTCATCGAGCCCGTCGAGCAAGGCTCCGAACAGCGGGTCAAGCTCATCTGGGATTCCGACTACGGCTCCCGGTGGATCTTCCGGCAGTGCATCCAGTCGGGAACGCTCACCATCGACCGCAAGAAGGCTCCCGACAAGGGCCTGCTGCCCGTCGAGTTCAAGTGCGAGAAACCATCGGGCAAGGCGCCCTTCGCCGCCATCCCGTCGGCCGATGGGCTCGTCTGATGCACCTGGGCGAGTTGGCCGCCGCCAAGGCCGAGAACACCGACGAGCCGGTCAGCTT